AATAGTTATGGGTGGTGAGGTCTAGGGTCATGGAGTCAATGCGTATGTCTGTGGTCTTGCGGCTGGCCACATAGGCCTTGGCAAGATCGAGAGTGTCAGCATCCGTCTGGTGAAGAAGCTCTTGCCGGGTAATGGCGTGTGGGAAGTAGGTGTCAATGCTGGTCTGGTCGGACACGGTCTGCATCGTGCCACCGACTCGCTGGAAGTTGGCCACATTGAAGATGAGTTTGTCATCGAAGGAGAATTTGAGATCCTTGTAGGGGATGCCGGTGGTCTGGTTGAACACCGTGGGAGCTTGCCCAAGGGTGTCGATGGCATCGGTGCGCTCACGGAAGATGACCTTGCCATCAGCCGACATGTAAACAGCACCAAACTCTGTGAACTCAACATCCTGCAAGGCTTGAAGGACTGATCGAACCCCACCGGGGTCTGCTTGGACAGTTATATCGCCGGTGTCTATCTGTCGCTGACTGGCCGGGAAGTCGATGGTATTCAATATGTCGTTGATCCGGTTGCCGGTTGTTTCGCCAGCCGTGGCCCCGGTAACGGTCGAGATGGCTGACTTGTTGAACAGGGTGAAGGCATCGGTGGCTTGAATGTCGATGAAGCCGATCTCTTCATTCTTGGGGTAGGTGTAGTTATAGCTGGTCGTGTAACCGGCAAATAAAGGGTAGTCCACCCCAAGATGCTCGCCAACGATTCTGAGCTTCCTGAGGGGCTGTAGAAGCCCGAAATAGGGGCTTGCCGGGTTCTGTGGGTTCCAGTCACCATTGGGGTCAAGCACACGGATGGTGCAAAGCCCGGGGTTGAATCGGTCTTGGGTAAGGTCACGACCACGCCGGATGTTGATAGCTGTGGTTTCGTCCGTGAGATCAACGACTTGGCTACCAGTACCACCAGCACCCATGGTGCTGATGCCGATTTGGCTGATGCCAATCTGGAAGGGTGGGTCAAAGTTAGGCCCTGACGAGAAGTCAAAGCTAACCGTGAGGGTGATGGGATAAGTCACAGCGCGACGTTTCCAGTTGTTCGATACCAGCCTGATGTGCTGTAGCCAATGCTGGAGTAGTCGATGATGGTATCTACGATTGCCTTCTTGGTCTGATCGTCTAGGCCGCCAGTTCCTTGGACATAAACATTCACGGTGCTTGCCATTTCCTGAACCTTTGCGCCAGAAATGTCTGCTTCAATGCCAGCGCGCTCAGATTCCAAGAATGCAGCCAAAGCGGCATCATTACCTTGGTTGATCCAGTTAGAAAGCATGTTTACGCCTGAATCTAATATCGCTTGATTCCCGGTGGCTTCGCCCAAAGCGATGACTTGCCGGGCTGCTTCACCTTGCTCAATGGTTGGGGCTGTGACCCTGCCAAGGGCTGCAATGCGCTTGTTCAACTCATCAATGGCATCCAACCAAGATTGGAATGGGTTGGCTGGCTTGAATGTACTGAATTTCGCAAGTTCGGCCTGTGATTTACTCAACTTATCAGCCAACTCCAAGGCCTTATCTGCATTTTCATCGAGCAATGCTTTTTTGAGCTTTAGCCGCAGAATTTCATTCTCGCTAAGGCTTTCATTCTTCAGGGCAGCTTCAATGCTTGCTTTTTCTGTGTCTAAAATATCGCCAGCTTTGTTGAGTTTTTCTAGGATCTTTCTGCGGCGTTCTGTTTCTTCTCGGGCAAGTTTTGCGGCCTTGGCAATACGCTCTTGCTCTTTTCTTGCCTTTTCAATTTCTCTTTGCTGCTTTCGCCAGTTTTTGATGGCAATGGCAGATTCCATCTCAGAAACTCTAGGAGAAATCCGTTGCGCCGGGTTCATTCCCAATAGTTCGGCTCTTGCGGCTGCCGCGCCTTCCCTGACATCCTCTAGGAAAGGTTGCCAAGCAAACAGCCATAATCTCTTGGGTAGATCAATCCAACCAGACTCACTTGCTTGCAATCTAGACACAGCGTAAGCCGAAGCCAAAGCGGCATCAGCTGAGAAGCGAGCAAGATTCTGCATGGCTGTGGCTGATCTCTGGATTCCATCTTCTGCACCGAGCAACTGCAATGCTTGAACCAATCCCTTGCCGATGGTTTCTTGGGCATCCTCAGCGGCAACTGCAAGTATCGCCATTTGGCCAGCATAGGTTTGAGCTGCTCTTGCTGCTTGACCAATAAAACGCTTGCTGAGATCATCGGTAACTTCATTGAAAGATTTGCTTGTGAGGTCTGCTTTGCTAAGGCCAACATTGAGGCGCATCAGGCTTGTATTGTTTCCTAGATAAGCCCGGCTCAAAGCCTGAGTAACCGATGCAAGTGATTTTCCTGTACCCCCGGCAATGTCGAGCGAAAGATTTAGGAGTTCTTGAGCCTTTGCCAAATTGCCGGTAGTAGTCAAAAGTTGTTGTAAGGCTGGTCGAAGTTCACCATCTGCAACGCCTGTTGCATACTGTAGTTTTGAAATGTAATCCTCAACTGGTCGAACATCGTAAGCAATGCCAAGATTCTTTAGGTTCATTGCCAATGCTTGGACCGCGCGATCTTCTTCGCTAAATGCTCGAACTGCGGCCTTAGAAGATTGTGTAATTTTGCGGATGCTTAGGGCTGCGCCTAAAGTGACTGCAAGGCTTTTGAGGCCACGCTCTAAACCGGAAGTTGCCTTAGAAGCATCCTTGAAGCCTTTGCCCTGAAACTCTGAAACAATCGGGATAAGGATACTCATCGTGTTGCCGCCCTAAACTTGTTTTCCGCTGTCTGTATTGCTTGCATAACTGCCGCTTTAGCTTTGCCTTGATTTGCTTCCAAGGCGGCATACATAAGGCGGCCTCTACCTCGGCCCACTTTTTTGATTTGGCCTATATCGCGATTTATTGCTTCGATAAATTGGCGGCCAGCCTGAGGATTGTTTGATTTGCTGTCCGGATCGCCGTAAGGATTTTTTGTACCGGCAATTTCGATGATTGCACCTATGGCTGATTTGTTTAGTAAAGAGTAAGCAGCAGTCCATCCGGATCTATCGCTTTTCTTGCGAGCCAGCGAATATGTTAGACCCTTCCGAATAGAACTATTGTTGTATACCGGAAATGCTCTTGATCGGTTGGTTCGACTTACGCGTTCGCGACCGTCATCTATAGCACCAGATAAAAAAGTCGCTGGGGTGTGGGATTTGGCTTGATTGACCACACCTTTTAGCGCTGTACCGATTTCCTTATTCATTGCTTTGAAAAGGTCAGGGTCGAACTTACGAAGGGCGCGCTTGACCTTATCTACGCCTTCGACCTTGATTGGCATTGTCGGCCTTTCTCGCCTTCTCTTTCAAGTAAGCGAGAGTGGCCCGGAAGATTCGCTCATCCATGGCCAGCCATTCGCTTGCCGGGATTCCAGTCTCTATCTGTAATTGCGCTATCAGATAGGTGACGGAATCCTTGTCTATTTTGGGTCGCTGTCCTCGATCACTTCTACGCTGTCAAGCGTAGCCACGAAGTCCACGCCAAAGGGCTTGACTGACTTACCGGATCGCCGTAGGGCTTCCCATGCCAGCCAGTAGAGATCGCTCTGTTGCTCACGCTCACGAAAGGCCTTGTGAAAGCCAATCTTGTGGTGTTGCTCGAAAGCGAACTCTATGGCTGGTGTGATTCTTTGTTCAGTTGTTTCACCATCGGTTGTGGTGATTTTGAGGCTCGCCATTTATTGCTCCTTAGAAGGTTCCGGTGTCTGAGACAGTCACAGCGCCGTTGATGGTGAATGTTACATCCTGTGTGCTGAGATCGCCGGTTGCTCCATTGATTGGGGTCAGGTTGTTCACCAGAATGTCGAAGGTGTAAAGCTTGTTGCCATCAGCAACCGTTGAGCCGGTATCTTGAATCATCTTCACCGCTACGGTATTGCCAAAGTTGGTGAGCAAGTTATCAAGAATTTCCGAGCTTGCAGGGTCATTGAGGAATGAAAGGGTCAGGGTTCCGGTCTGCAGGCCACGGACATACTTGCGGCCGGTGTCTCCCATTGCGGTGACTTCTAGCTCCTCGAACGCGTAGTTGAGGGTTGCGGCGGTGACGAGATCGCTGAAATCGACAGTAGCAATCTTGACCCCGACCTTGTTATTCAGCGTGATCGCCATTTGATTCTTCCTTCTTCTTGGGCTTGCTTACAGGTTGTGGTTTTTCGATCTGGCCAATCTTGACCAGAAATCTAGTGCGCTCATCCATGGTTAGCTCCAACTCGATAGAATTGAGACTCGGACATCACACGCCAGAAAGTCACCGGATGCTGCGTTCATGACCGCTGGTGAGGATACTTCGCCGATTGTGTATTTGATGGTGGATGCGGCAAGCTTTGAATACAGCTCAAGGATGTAATCCTCGATGCCGTTCAAGTTGCCTTGGTTGTCGAATAAAGGCTTGATGAGGGTAATCTTGAAGTGAGCCATGGGGGCAACGGTGATGTAATGGTCATTGGATGGGGTGATGTAAGGATCATCCGGGCTAATTACACAGCTGTTGGCGATCGGCGTGGCCGGTGGAAAGGAGAACACAGACCACACCGATGCGCTGGTGAGCGCACTCGCCAGCGTTCCTCGTAGGGTAGTAATCGCGCTCATCCTACGAGCCCACCGGGATCTAAATAGTCTGCTAGGAGGCCACGGACTCGGGCCATCAAAGTGTTGCCCATGCGATATGGGCTAGGTTGAAAGTCAGGGCTGATGCCACCGGTACTGCTCATTTGTCTGGCCTGCCAAATATCCACAGCAATCATCATGCTTGCTTGGCGTACTGCAGGAATTGTCGAGTAGTCCACCTGACCTGCAACGACAATAGTGCCGTAAGGCACAACCGTGTGCTTTTCGACTGTGGTGATTTGAGCCTTCACGAAAGATAAAGAATAAGCGGTCAAGGCTGTGATGGTATGAGATCCATTGAAATGAGGCGCAACATTCTCGACTGTGATGGTCTGACCGACATAAAATCGATCGCTGACTGCTGTATCAAAATAAAGCGTTCCAGTCGTGCCTGTAGCCTCGTTGGCAATCACATTGGTGCGGTTGAACCAAAGTTTTGATTTGATAATATCTTCGGCCGATTGGCAGACAGACTCAACGACTGCATCGGTGTAGAGAGTGCCAATGCCAAGGTTGGTGCGTAATTCGGCAACCGTTACATAAGTTGCTGGCATTTGGACTCCCTTCTTAGGTGTGGGGGCTAGGCGAGCCGTCTAGCCCCCACGATTG